AAGGAATCATACAATCTTACGATACAGCATTTAGTAAAAAAGAAACTGCTGACTATTCCGCTATTACCACATGGGGAATATTTTTTCCAAGAGAATCAAAAGAACCTAATGTAATTTTGTTAGATGCCATGAAAGGTAAATATGATTTTCCAGAACTTAAAGCAATTGCATTAGAGCAATATAAATATTGGGAACCTGAAACAGTAGTCATAGAAGCCAAAGCTACAGGACAACCCCTAGCCCAAGAGTTTAGACGAATGGGGATTCCAGTTGTAGATTTCGTACCAACTAAAGGAAAAGATAAGTTTGTAAGGGTTAATTCTGTTGCTCCATTATTTGAATCTGGTGCTATTTGGTATCCAGAAGGAGAATCTTGGGCTGAAGAAGTCATTGAAGAATGCGCTGCATTTCCTCATGGAGCTCATGACGACTATGTAGATAGTATGTCACAAGCCATGTTAAGATACAGGCAAGGTAATTTTATAGAATTACTATCGGACTGGAAAGAAGATATGTACGACTATCCAAGTCCAAAACAGTACAAATATTATTAAGGAGATATAAAATGAGTGAGAAAAAAGATTTATATAAATTAGGTGATCCAAAAGATTTCTTAAAAAGAAGAGCTACATTAAGTGGACTTACTTCTGCTGAAGCTACTTCTGCATTAGCAAATCAAAAATTAAAACCAGCTGAAAAAGTTTCATCAAAACTTTCAAATGTAGTGAAAAAAGTTGCTAAAAGAACAGTTGTAGGTAAAGTACTTGATAATGCTGTCAAAATAGGCGCAGGTATTGGTGCGGGCTACGAGTATGCTAAATCAAAATTTACAAATCAAGATAAAAAATTAAAAAAAGAAAAAACTAATGTAGATAAAAAATCTATGGGTGGTGAGATAGTAGTCACTAAAGGCGGAGACTACATTAAAGATCTAATTGACTAATGGGAAATAAAATTAAAATAGGACCCGAAATAAATATTAGCAAAGGCTCATCTGAACCTGTACCAGGCAAAGTTACTGTTGATACAGAGAGCAGATATTATGGCATCAAGGGTGAACTTGGTTTTGGAAGTGAAGATAATAATATAAAAATTTCTGGTAAAGCAGGAAAAGGTTCTGGTCGAGCAGATGTTAAACATCCTTTCGGTAAAGATACTTTTAAAGGTTCAGGACCTATGGAATGGAATGTTGGAATCAAGTGGAGTAAAAAATTCTCAAGAGGTGGCGGAGTCGCGATCCAAGGAACAAAGTTTAATGGAGTTAAGTAATGTCAGAAAAACTTGTGAACACAATTATAAAAGTTGGTTCAAGGACACCTGCTGGAAAACTTATTAAAGGTGGCTCTAAATTAATAAAATTATTTAGAGGAGAGAATAAAGCTCATGAAAGAGGTCTTAATACAAAAACAAAAGGTAGATGGTTTCATACAAGTAAAGATTATGTAAAATATTTTACAGGCAGCACTAAAGGCGAGCGTACTTTAAAAACTGTAAATGTAACTGAAAAAGATTATAACATTGGAAGAAAAATCCACGATAAAGTCAAAGGTCGAAAAGGTTGTGAAGGAGATCTTTGTAGCATGGGTGTTATATTACCTAAAAAGAATTTAAAAGATGTTAAATCAAGAAAATTTGATGATGGCGGTATAGTCATTTCCAAAGGTTCTGATTACATAAAGGATTTATTATAATGGCGGACATCGACAAAATATCTACAGATATCAAATCCATGATGGACGAACCTACTGATGTTGTTCCTCCTAAAACAGATTACGATTTAAATTACGAGCCAAGTAAAATTGGTGGACTTGCAACTTTAGGAGCAGTCGGGGGCGCTGCAGCGTATTTCTTGAGCCGTGCACCTGGGATCGGGAGAGTGGCAAGAACATTCTCGACTAAGATACCCAGAGTTCCCGATGCACGGACCACGGACAAAGTCGTAAACGATCAAGTCGATGAAATCTTAAGCATCACTCCAACTCGTATGGATCGAGCAAGAGACACGATCCAAGCTTCACGACCCGCGGATCCAATGGCAGAAGCTGCAATGCAAATTAAAAAAGCAGTTGATACTAATCCGTTATCGGTTGCAGGAACTAAAACAAGATTCGGTTCTGCAGCATTCGATTTCATTGCTAAACATCCAAGTAAGAAACCCTTAAAACCTCAAGCATGGATTAATGAGTTTTCATCTGAAGGAAGAATGGGTCAATTAAAAGTTCCAAATACAAATATTAGAGCCAATATTACGAGAGAAGAATTAGAAGAAACCAACATTGCAAAGTTTGATAAAGACGGAAAGATTGTTGGTGGTTTTTTAAAAATAGCTCAAGATAAAAACATACCTGTTTCTAAATTTGATTTACTAGAAATGATTCAAAAATCTCCTGCATTAAATTTAAAAACAAAAAGACATTTTTATGTAGGTGACATGGATAAGAAAACAGATGCTGCAGTAGATTTATTTGTGGCTAAAGCAACTGCTGCTAAAAATAAACTAGCTTCTTTTGGAGATGAATTTAGAAATGATATTGATAGAATAAACAATAGTATTATTGATACTAAAGCGATCAAGTCTTTAAAACAAGCACAAATTACAGAAGGCATTCCTGATATTAGTTCACCTACAAATATCAAAGATGCTATGAATGGTTTAGTACAATTATCGGATAAGGTTAAAGATCGTAAAGGATTAGAACTTATTACTAGAGATGAAGCGGCTGATCTTTTAAAATCATATCGTAACATGAATAGAGCTTATGATCTAAATAAAACACAAGGGGCGATGCCTAAGTATGGAGATCAATACAGTTACAGAGAAAGAGGTGGAGAAAAATATTTTGAAGATGTGGTTTACTATCCAAAAGAAGTTCCCTTTGGTTTAAATTATACTGGAGGACATTACTCTGGAGTTAAAAACCAAGTTGTTCATACAAGATATGCCATGCGTTCTTTACAAGACAATCCAAATAAAAAAGTTTATGCAATTGATGAAATACAATCCGACTATTCAAGATCCCTTGAAGATGCAGGTAAAGTTGGAAAAAGATTAAATCCATTTAACGTAGAACAAGAATATGTTTTTTATTCTTCAATCATTAAAAACAAAGTAAAAGAAATGAAAGCTCTAACCGATAAAGGTTTAAAGATGACTCAAGATGATATCTTTGAAGCTAAGAAATTAGATAATCAAATTGAAGAATTAAAAAAGACAACGGTCAATGCTTTCAACATGAACAATAAACAGTTTAGAGAATTACCACCCTATCTCCCTATGCTAGAAAGAGCGCAGTACAATGACTATGCAGTTAAGAATTTATTAAAGCAAGCTGCTGATGATGGTATTGAATGGGTAGTTGTAAATCCAACCGAAAGAATTCATGTTGCACTTGATTTAAGCAAAAGTAAAAATCAATATGGTAAATTAGGAAATTGGAATGCTTATGGTGCTGCAGATGGTAGAGCAGGAATCAAAGGAGTAAAAGCTAAAAGTCAAAAAAGAGCGAATGCAGGTGAAAAGGATGTAACCTTTGACACGAATTATAAAATGATGGCATCCGTACCTGAGACATTTAAAAAACTAGCTAAGCAATATAATTCAGAAGCTAAAATGATTAAGGTATCTAAATCTGATCCAAACAAACCTTACAAAGTAGTTGAAGAAATTTATGATGATGAGGCTGTAGCTAAAAAATTAGGTCTAACAGGAGCACAGAATGAAAGACACATTGCAGCTTTTAGAACAAAAGAAGAAGCTGAAGCTTTAAGATCAGGTGGAAAAGATATTAAATTTATAGATCAAAATGACCCTGATAATTACTATTATGCTTTCGGAATTAAGATTACTCCAGAAATGAAAGGAACTCCGTTCAAATTGTACAGACGTGAGGGAGGACTAGTCGTTAATCTATTTGCATGATAATATAAACCTGTTATAACAATAAGGAGATAATTATCATGAGCAAAAAACTAAAAAAAGCTTTGGCTTTAGGAATTGGTGCTACTTTAGGTGCTAAACTCTTAGGGGCAAAAGCTGACGCGGCTAAAAAACTTTTAGCCTCTCAACAAACAGATACTGGAGATTTCGGAACTCAAATGGCAAATGATACCAATCTTATCAGAGGTACATCTAAAGCTTTAATGGGTCCAAAAAAACCTATGGGCTTTTTAGGAAAAGCTAAAAAATTTTTAAGTGATGAAGTTTTTACAACTAATCCTAAAACTAAAGCTTTTACAATTCCATCATTAAAAGGTTCTAAATCAAGTGAAGATTTTGGTTTAACTTCTTACAGTGGTGCTAAAACTGGTAAGATGATTAAAGCTAATAGTGGTATGATGGTTGAATCAAGAGGAAACAAACTAGCGAGAAGTAAACTTACAAAAATTTCATAATGGCTGAAGTTGAAAGACAGACGGATCTTCCAGAGGAAGAAATTAATGAAGAAGCTGAGGTTGTCGTTGAAACACCAGAGGATGAAGAAGTTCTTGAAGAAGAGCAAGAAGATCCTAATGCGTTTTATGACAACCTGGCTGAAACTATGGATGAACGAACGTTAGGTCGTTTGTCTTCACAACTTATTCAAGATTATAAAAAAGATAAAGTTTCAAGAGCAGACTGGGAACAAACTTACACAAATGGTTTAGAGTTACTTGGTTTCAAATACCAAGATCAAACAAGACCATTCCAAGGTGCGAGTGGCGTGACCCATCCATTACTAGCCGAGGCTGTTACACAATTCCAAGCACAAGCTTATAAAGAATTATTACCATCAGAAGGACCCGTAAGAACACAAGTCGTTGGTGCAAGAACTCCAGAGACAGAGAACCAAGCACAACGTGTACAAGATTTTATGAACTACATGATCATGGAGAAAATGGAAGAATACACTCCAGAGTTTGATCAGTTATTATTTTATCTTCCACTATCAGGATCAACATTTAAAAAAGTTTATTATGATGAAATTATGCAAAGAGCAGTTTCTAAATTTGTTCCTGCAGAAGACTTAGTTGTTCCATATTATGCAACCGATTTAAAAGATTGTGAAAGAATTACTCACTTAGTAAAAATGAGTGAAAACGAGGTTCTTAAAAAACAAAAAGCAGGTTTCTATAGAGATGTAGAATTGATTCCAAAACAACCCGAAAAGAATCCAATACAAGATAAGTTAAATGAATTAGAAGGTGTGAAAGCATCGGGTCAGACAGATTACCAATATAACATTTTAGAAATGCATGTAGATTTAGATTTAGATGAATATGAAATGGATGACTCAGAAAAGAATATTAAAGTTCCTTACATTGTAACGATTGACGAAGGCTCACAACAAATTTTATCTATTTACAGAAACTATAGTCCTGAAGATGAGATGATGAGACGAAAGGAATACTTCGTTCACTACAAATTTTTACCAGGTTTAGGTTTTTATGGCTTTGGTTTAATTCATATGATTGGTGGTTTATCACGAGGAGCAACTTCTGCATTAAGACAATTGTTAGATGCAGGTACTTTAGCCAACTTACCAGCAGGATTTAAGTCGAGAGGAATAAGAATTAGAGATGATGACCAACCTTTTCAACCTGGAGAGTTTAGAGATGTTGATGCACCAGGCGGAAATATCAAAGATCAGTTTCAAATTTTACCTTTTAAAGAGCCAAGTGGTACTTTATTCCAACTTTTAGGCTTTGTAGTGCAAGCAGGACAGAGATTTGCAGCGATTGCAGACATGCAAATGGGTGAAGATGCTCAAAATAGAGCTGTTGGAACGACAATTGCACTATTAGAGCGTGGTTCAAGAGTCATGAGTGCTATTCACAAGCGTTGTTACTATGCAATGAGACAAGAATTTAGGCTTTTAAGCAAAATTTTTAGTGAATACCTACCGCCAGTGTATCCATATGCTGTTTACGGGGCTGATAGAGCCGTTAAAATACAAGATTTTGACGATCGAGTGGATGTAATACCTGTTGCAGACCCAAATATCTTCTCAATGTCGCAAAGAGTGACGTTAGCGAACGAAAATTTGAAGATCGCAATGTCAAATCCACAAATGCATAACCTACATGAAGCTTATAGACGTGTTTATGAAGCGTTAGGAACAAGACAGATCGATACTTTGTTAAAACCACAAGAAGTGCCTACACCTAAAGACCCTGCAACTGAAAATGCAGAGGCTTTACAAATGAAAATGCTAAAAGCGTTTCCAGAACAAGATCATGATGCACATATTGCTGCTCACAGAGCATTTATGGGAACTAGAATGGTTCAAATTAATCCAATGGTGTATGCATTACTACAAGGACACATATCGGATCACGTTGCAATGAAAGCACATGGTGAAGTTGGAGCTATGATAGAAGAAGATCCAAATATGCAGATGATGCAACAACAAGATCCTCAAGGATTTAAAATTCAGTTTGATAGTATGGTTGCAAAAAGAATTGCTGAGATTACTACCATGATGGCTCAAGAAGAAGCAGGTGCTCAAAAACCAGATCCACTTGTACAATTGAAACAAAGAGAGCTTGATTTAAAAGCTATGGATATGCAAAGAAAAGCAATGGAGACTCAACAAGATTTTGATATCAAAGAATCTCAATTTGATGAAAAAATTGATTTAGAAAAAATGAAATTAGAAAACCAAGACGAACAATCTGATGAAAGATTACAAGTTGCAAAAGATAAATTAAATTTACAAGCAATGCAAATGGAGCAAAGAAATGCCGCTAAACGAAAAGGGTAAAAAATTTGGTCCACCGCCTGAAAAGGGTCCTAATTCTCAAGTACCTCCTGTAAAATTTGGAGAAGGCGGAATGAAATGTCCACATAGAGACATGACAGATAAAAATATGTATCCTGGTAATAATGGAATACAAGTTAAAGGTTTTAAATTTATAGGAGTTAGATAATGTTTAAATGGATAAAAAAATTGTTTACACCTAAAAAACAAGTTTATAATCCAAAACCAGTTGAAAAACAATCTTGCTGGAAACATGAAAAATTTAAAAAAGGTTGTCCAATTTGTAGGAATTTAAATAATGACGCTTAAATATATTGGAAGTTTAATAGCTAAGAGAGTCTTAAAAAATAGACCTGACTTACATAAAAAATTTGATAAAATTATGAGAGATGATGTTGATCCTTCATCTTCTGTAGAATCACAAATTTCAGAAGCTTTAAGAATAATGAGAACTAAAGGAACAGATAAAAAATCAACAGGAGGGGAAGTTATTATAGCAAAAGGTGGAGATTATATAAAAGATTTGCTATAAATCTGTATGTGGTCATTTTTATCGGACAAAGAAAAATTAATTTTATTATCTGGAATTTTTGAGGGTGAAGGAACTTTTGGTTATCACAAAAATGGTAAATACAAAAGCGGTAAAATAAGACATCAAATTCAAGCCTGTGTTGGTATGACTGATAAAGATGTAGTCTACAAATTTTTAGAATTTTTTAAATGTGGAAGTATTTGTGAACCCAGATTAAGAAGTAATTATCATAAACAGATCTATAAATGGAGAGTAACGGGAGAGAGGGCTTTATTTGTTATTCATGAAATGATACCATATTTAGGAATTAGAAGACAAAGTAATTATTATGGCATGGTTCAATCTATTAGGAATGGCGATAAAGACTGGAGCCCATATTTACTCCAACCGTCAGAAAACAAAGCAGGCAATGTCAGATGCTCAGTTGAGATCGGCAGAGGCAATGGCCAGAGGAGAGAAAGAATACGAGGGCAAACTTCTTGAAGCAAGACAATCGGACTGGAAAGACGAATTCATTTTACTCTTGCTCTCAGCGCCCATAGTGATGCTTTCATGGGCAGTGTTTTCAGATGATCCAAGTGCAATGGAGAAAATGAAATTGTTTTTTGATTATTTTTCACAGCTTCCATTTTGGTATCAAACCATATTCGTAGGAGTAATTGCGAGCGTGTACGGTTTGAAAGCTACTGATTTGATAAAACGAAAGTAGTTGCAATTTAAAGCATATACAATTATACACCTTGTATGAATCAATACAGATGTTCTCATCCAGAAGATTTAGACATTTTTGAAAAATGTTTAAAAGAATTAAAAAATAAATATGGTGTTACAATAGAAATTGGTGTACATGAAGGTGGAGGTTCAAAAAGAATTATAGATGATTATAGAAAGCTTTATCCTGATGCTCATCACTATCACATTGGTGTTGACCCTTTCGGATCCGCTCCTTACACACACACTGATGCGGACTTTAAAGAAAATAAAGTTGATTTTCGTTACGGTGATGAAAAACGTTGGTATCTTCAAAAAGCGATAGTTGATAATGAAGATAAAAATTTTATCTTTTTACAACTAGAGTCTTCAGAATATTTTAAAAGATTTCATGATGGATATCCAATGTTCATCAAAGGTAAAAAATATAAATTAGCTAGATATGATTTAGTTCATCTTGATGGTTTACATGCAATCAAATGGGTATTTGAAGAAATATGTTTTTTTGATGATCGGATGAGTCCAGGTGGTTTTATTGTATTTGATGATATAGATAAAATTGATATGATTACTGTAGACAAATATATGCAACATTTAAAATGGAAGTTATTTATAACTGGTAATAAAAAATCAGCTTATGTTAAGTGTTAGTTTTTTCTGTACAAGAAAACAAAACTTAATGGAGATATTAAGTGCATACAAAGATGCACCTGAGATATCTGAAATTCTTGTTGTTACACTTGATAGAATAGAAATTAAAAATAAGCCTAAAAAAATTAAATTAATCCATATGCCTAAAGATTCTGATTTAGGTTTGTTATCAAGATACACTTTTGCTTTATCTTGTAAAAATAGATATGTATTTATTCAAGATGATGATTGGGTTTATGAACCTGAAATGTTAATTAGACTATTTAATTTACAAGAACCTATGGCAGGGTGTCATCCAAGATGGTTCTATGATGATATTTATCAAAAACAACCTAAGTTTAAAACTGATACAGCACCTATATTGTTAACTTGTGGCGTGATGGTTGATACATGGTATTTACCTGCTGTAATACAAGATGCAAAACAGTTTTGGGATAAATATGATGAAGTATATAATGGTGAAGATATTTTTATGTCTAAAGCTATTTCTAGAGCATCAGGACAAAAAGAATTTAAATTTTTTCAAGAAGGTTTTAAAGGATTAGATGAAGGTACTCCTTTATGGAAAAAGAATGATCCTTTTAGAACAGATATAACAAAGAAAATATACGGTTATTTTAATGAATCTTGATTTAGATACACTACAAACTTTAAGACACTTTATTAAAAAACAAATGGAACGTGTTAAAGAGGATTTAGTGTACCATGTAGACACAATCGATAAACTCCAGTATTCTAGAGGAAAACTCAGTGCTTTTGAGGCACTGCTACAGGATCTAAAAGACCTGCAGAAAACAGAGGAGAATATCGATGACGATAGTAACACCTGATAGTACCTTAGTGGGTCTATCAAATTCAAAAGAAAAGGTTGCTCCAGAATCTAAAGAGATGGAGATACCTACTGATCCCGAAGGGATTAAAAAATATCTAGAAGTAATACCTAAACCTGTTGGATACAGATTATTGGTTAGACCATATGCTGGACCAAAGAAAACTAAGGGTGGTATTTTATTAACTGATAACGCAAGTGAAACAATTCAAATGACAACCGTTGTTGGATTAGTCGTAGCTTTAGGTGATCTTTGTTACAAAGATAAATCTAAATTTCCAGAAGGCCCTTGGTGTAAACAAGGACAATTTGTAATCTATGGAAGATACGCAGGTTCTAGATTTAAAACGAAATATGGTGAACACCGTATTTTAAATGATGATGAGATCATCGCTACTATCGATAAACCAGAAGATATTCTTCATCTATATTAAATAAGGAGTAATAAAATATGTCGAAAGAAGAGTTGCAACCAAAGGTACAACCTGAAGTTGAATTAGATACGGATGATGTAACTGAAACGTCAGTCGATTTAAAAGAAGAACAAAAGTCAGAAGATAATCAACCTGATCTTAATAAAGGTGAAGTTGATTTAGGTTATCAATCTTATGATTCTAAATCTGATGAAAAACCAGAAATAGAAGTTGAAGAAACTTCTCAATCTGAAGTTAAAGAAGAATCTAAAGAAACTAACTTACAAGATTTTTCTGAAGGAGTTCAAAAAAGAATTGATAAGTTAACAAGAAGATACAGAGAAGCTGAAAGAAGAGAACAAGCTGCTTTGGATTATGCAAAAAGTTTGCAGAAAAAATATTCTGATTATGAAAAGAAATATGATACTGCAGACGAACAATATCTAAAAGAGTTTGATGCAAGAGTAGATTCTCAAAGAGAGCAAGTTAAACAAAAGCTTAAAGATGCTATTGAGTCTAATGATGCAGATAAGATTATGGAAGCTAATGATGAGCTTACTAGACTTACTGTTGAAAAAGAAAAAGCTAGAATCAAAATGGCTGATAGAGAAGCTAGATTAAAAGCTCTTGAAGAACAGAAATCTCAAAAACCAGAACAAGAACAACAATACCAGCAACAACCAGCTGAAGCTAGTGAAAAAGCTAAGGCATGGGCTGGAAAAAATACTTGGTTTGGTAATGATAAGATCATGACTAATGCTGCATTTACCATCCATGAAGAACTAGTGGGCATGGGTATTGATGTGGAAAGTGATGAGTATTATAATGAAGTTGACAAACGAATGAAGGAAAATTTCCCTCATAAATTTGCTCAATCTGAAACTGAGATACAACGGAAACCCGTCCAAACCGTTGCTTCCGCTGGAAGAAAACAACAAGGACGCAAAACTGTGAGACTCACCAAATCACAGGTGGCTATTGCCAAAAAATTAG